GTTGAAGAAGGCGTCTTTGGCGGTGCCAGTGCCATCAAGCAAGGCTGCAGCGGCAAGGGTAGATCCTGCCAGGGCGGTATATGCGTCTTCTGCCCCATCCAACGTCACCGCTGTTTTGGGCATCAAGTCCACCATGGTGGAGGCCAGAGTAATGTTGCTTGCAGCTGCAGTACCAAGGCCCCATTTCAGAGCAGCACTGGCATTGATAGTGCCTGTGGTATCGGTCCTGTCAGTGGTTACAGCAAATTGCACATTGGCGGTACAGCCCAGAATATTTATGCGCCCTGCGGGGAAATCATAAATCTTGGTGCTGGCGTAAGCCAAGGCATCAGTCACCGTCTGCAACAGAGGCCCAAGGGTGAATACAGTCTGGTGCAAAATACCGTCACCGTACTCCACGGCGGATACACCTGCTGCAGCCGCAGCAGGTGGAACAGAGCCAACATTAGCTGTGGTGATCAGAGGGAAATTGAGCACATCCATGTCCTGAACACCAATGTTGGTTCTGATGTTGGCGTTCAGCGCCTCGAAACTTTCTACTTTTCGGGTCATGGTCAGCTCCCTTATCGTTTTGCGAGGAAAGCTACGAAGTTGATACCTGTGCCGACGGTGCCAGTCGCATTGCCAAACAGGCGAACATACCGCTGGATTTCGCCAGCTTCTTCATTGCGGAAAGGTATGACGTAGCGACCAACTGCCGTACAAGCCGCGTCCATGGGTACAATCAACTGGCCGAAGACTTTAGTGCAGAGAGCCACACATTCAGAAGTCATAGCGGCAACGGTGGAACCTTCCATGGAGAGGTAAAAACGCTCGTCACTGTTAGCGGATTCGATTGCAATCAGGTCAACAACAAGAAAGCCGTCAAACAGACCTTCACCTAGGTCGATAATGCTAGACTCGTAGGTTGTGGCTGTGGTCATTACCAATCCTGCAGTTTTCAGGCTGGTGGCAGAGTCAAATGTGAATTGTGAAAGAATATTTGCCATTGTAAATATCTCCTTTGCCGGGTGTTACCCCGGCTTTTGAATGTGAAATTAAACCACGATAGCTGCGTCTGCGATGTAACGCAGGCGGGTCGCAGCACGACCGTTTTGGATGGCGATGCCGTTGTACCATTCAACGCGGGTGCGGTAAACAGGGGCCGTCTGGAGTTCGCCTTGGTCACGTACATCTACGCCGCCATTCTGGATGCCCGTGAGCATGCCATCCCCCATCGAAACCACGTAGATGGAAGTTCCTGTTGCTCCGCCGGAGGCTGTGGCCTCTGTAAATCCGAGAATTGCGGCCTGGGTATTGTCCAGATCAACGAACAGGATGGGTAGGTCATTGTACCTCGTCACGCGACGCCCGAAAGCATCCTTGTCGTAAGTGATGAAGCCGCCGACGGTGTAGTTACGAGCGGCCTGAGTCAACCGGCGTCCCATCGTCTTGTTCATGATGAGGTGGGTAGGGTTGAGGGTCTGGTCAATCGCCTGATCCAATTTGGCCAGGCTAAGTGCATCCCCACCGCCGGTAGAGCCGGCGTCGATTACCTGGGAACCGGTGACACGTACCTGGAGGCCGTCGAATTCGCGCGGGTCAGAAGCAGTATCGCCTTTGATAAACTTCTGTGTCCAGGCCAATGACAAAGCGCGAACCTTCATAGCTTCGTGCACAGCGCGCTGGTTAGCTCCCATTGTATCTACGATGAACTTGTCAACATCCAGATCACCACCAGCAATGACCAGTGCTTCAGTCAGCGGGTTCAGAATGCCGGTGGAAGGGGTGTAAGCCTCATTCACACCACGGAAACCAACGCCGGGAAGTGAACCTTCACGATTGTACTTCATCGCATTACCGGCGATATTTTCAAACGGGAGGTTCATCAGGATGTCTGACGAACCGGCATACAGTTCAATGATGGCATTTTTGATAACGTCACCGGGGTTGAGTTTTGCTGCTTCGACGAGTGTTAGGGCCATGGTGTTACTCCTTTATAAGTTTATTTCGTAATTCCTGCGGCTCGTGCTGCGGTGATTCGGGCGGCAGGGCTGAGGGCGGCCAGATTTGCATCTAAGCCTTTTCCGCTTCCCCCACCCGGTGCCCCGCTTCCCCCGCCGGGGGCTTTGAGGATGCGGTCTTTCATTGGGTATTTGCCGACGATAACTTCAAGTGCCTCGTCGATGGATGCTGGTTCTCCATGGCGTTCTCGGCTGTAGATGGGTTCATCACCGAGGTAGGCCATGACTTTGCCGTCTTCCACGCGAAAATTCTTACCAAAGTAGGCTTCCGCCACATCAGGAGGAAGGATGGTTTTTTCATTCAGGAACTTGGAGTTGGTGAAAGCAGAGCCAATCAGCAAGCTGCGGATCATCTCATCTTTTCCGCTGAGTTGACTAGTGACTTCAGTCAACTTGGACTCATAGAAGTCGGTGACTGATCGCTTGATCGCTTCAACATCAACCTTGCCTTTCTTTTGGAGTTCGGCGATTCCATCCGGCCCGCCTAATTCTTCCAGGGTGGAGAGAAATGATTCAATATCATCCGCATCCACGTCCCCAAACTTTTCCAGCTTATCTGTGGCGGCTTTTGCAGCGAGGCGGTGTTTCTTCGACTCTGCATTCAGCTCAGTAATTTTGGCATGCATCTGAGCGCCATCCAGTGCCAGTTCCTTGCCATCAGTATCATCCACATAAACCGGGATGCCATCCTTCAATACAGCATTTCCGCCATCCATCTTGAGTGTTAGTGCCATCTGTCGGCTCCTTTTCTTGTTGGGCGTCGCGCCCTAGATTAAAATAAAAATGCCCCACAATATTCAAGTGAGCATCGCGCTCAATCCTTGTTATTGTGGGGCATCCGTCCCGTGTTGCCTAAATCGTAAACTTATTAATAATATTATATACTACATGCTAGTAACTTAAAACATTTATTTTGCCTGCAGCTCAGATAATGTCAGCATTTTCCCCTTATTATTCACAAAATTCTCAACCTTGATTTCACCACGTAAGAACATCTTGGCTCGTGTTGGCCCCAGAGCTTCAACGGCGTGGTTGGGGTACTTTCGCAACCAATCTCCGTACTGCATATCTCCAGCCTGAATTCCGTCCATGCTCGCTCTGCTGCCCGCGTCAAACTCTTCAGTATCAATTCCTAGCTCTTTCCAGCTGCGAAGGACAGGAACCATGAAGCATCGGTCATTAACATGAACTGGTGGCCGTGGGCCTTCATCCATCTTGTATGGCTTGCCGCCCTGGGCATTGCGGACACAGACAGGGCAAGTCCTTGTGTCGAGGGTAAGCACCCACTGCACGCCGGAAATTAGGTCTGCGTTCTGGCGGTAGGTCAGGTCTGCTGCTTTATTGCTGATATGGTTCACCGCTGTTCTGACAATGGCCTCTGCCGCGCGTCGATCTTTCTCCAAAATTCCATCAGTAAACCGTGCAGCGCGAGTACCGATGAGTCGCTGCACCATGGAGGTGATGCTTTCTCCCTCCGCCATTCCCATCCGAATCGCCTGCCTGATCCGCGCTTCTTTACCAGTAGCCAGGGTCTTGAATATGTCGTCTAAGAGCTCTGCGCCGTCTGGCCCTAGGGTTATGGCTTCGGTGGTGACGATGGCCGCTAGTTGCTCGGCGGTGGGCTGGGTGATGCTAAAAATAATCTCTGTAGGAGTCGCGTCCTTAGGCAATCCTGTTGACAGAAAAGTGGAGCTTTTTGAATCGTACTCCATCCCGTCGATAACTACTGTTGAGTCAGGGCTTTTCCATAACCTGTCACTGTTTTCGTTATGTTCCCCAGGTGCTGAAAGCAATCCTTGGTAGCCATGCTCCTTTGCCCAGCGCAAACCTTCCTCATACATAGCTGTGCCATAACCCTGTCCCTGCCATCTCTCGTTAAGGTCTGATTGTGCAATACTGAGCCATTTATTTTTACCATCTGTTTGTGGCCAAAGTAAAAGGCTACCTCTTGAGTAGTCCGAACCTTCGGGGGTTATTTTTAAAGTAATTGAGTTTTTAAACTCTTGTACTTTTGTGGTGTATTGTGGGAGGGTCTTGGCTAATGAGCCAGCAGCAACCCCAGCCTCCACCCCAGCCAGTTCCACCATCTCTGTCTTCAGCAACTTGGCAGCAGCACCATAGTTCTCGGCGTTGATTTGGCTTATCTCACGGATGAGTGCTTGGAGCCTTCTTGAGGACCATGTTTCCTTACCAGCCTCCAATCGCACAGAGAGTTTGGCAGTCAGTTCCTTGTCGGCGGCGTTGAGCAGGGAAAGAATGTCAGTTACTACTTGGTTGGAATACGAGTGTAAATTAATTTGATGGCGAATAGCTCCTGTCAAAAGTTTTTCATTTGCAGTTTGGCTCATCTCTCGAAAACCCCCGGACAATCTTTCCCGCGCAAGCCGCAGGAGCCTTCGCATTTCTTGCTGTTGGTTATTGTTATTTCTTTGTTTTGTGATACAAAATATATTGCTTCACCATATCCGATGTGACTCCGCTTGTAGGGGTGTCCTCGTTAACATCGGCAACACACATCATCATACGGTGTATTTCGATCAGTTCCGCGTTTTTCATTATTTCCGCCATTCCAGCCAGAGCATTGCCCGGCCTTCAACCGGCTCGTTTCTTTTCTCCGCGTAATTCGCTTCGACCTCCCCGGACAGAGTAAGGGCTTTTATCTGCGCCACATCATACCGTAGCCGCCCCGCAAGCGTCTTTCCTTCCGTGCCTATACCAGCGCCAGCACCTACCGCCCAATCGTTCCGGAATGCAAACCATGGCGCTGCTGCCGCCTTGATTACTGTCCGGCTCTGCCCGGTTGACAGGTTTGTGAATGTGGCCGCCGTGCCGCCGTATTTCAAACGTGGGATCTCAACGGCCTGCTGAATTCGCTCCTGAGGTGCCGCTGCTGGTAGGCCGAGCTTCTCAATCACTCGCACCGTGTCCCGGTACACGATCAACTGTTTCGGCTGGACTGCAACAGTTGGTTCGTTCCTGACCGCTCGGGCCGGGGGCGCGGTAATTACTTCGCCCGGTTTGATATCTGGTTTGTGGAACTTAAGCCATGCCAGATATGACAGGATGATGGCGGCAACCACACCATAGATAATGAGTCTATTGCGCGGGGAGAGTGTTATCTGTGGGAGGTTCATCGCATGCCGCCTTTCTCTGCTTCTGCCAGTCTGAGCCGACTTTAACGCCTTTGCACAAAACGAGGAAACCTATCATCTCGGTAATGTGTGGAATCGGCACCTTTGCTGCGACTGCGTAAACCATGGCGTTGATTAGCATCAGGCTACCGTACAAAAATACAACGTCTGTCGGGCTTTCGGGCTTGTCACTCCGGATCAAGTTGTTCAGTGACTCTCGGAATGTCTGCATCACTGGCACCTCACTGGCCATCCGTGATATTCACACCTGGTTGATTCCGCGTTACCAGCTGAATCAGTTGACTGGAAACACAGATAATTTCCAGGGTATACCGTAATCGCTCCGGAATAAGTGGTTGTCGGTGTGCATGTAGTCGTGCGGTAGCAATATTGAGTTGTGGCCGTTTCGTTGACTGCCAACGTGACCTCCTGTTTTGCAGACAATCTGCCGGTGTGTGATGGGATTGTGACCGGTGCGAGCGTATCTGGCGGCCCCTCCGCTCCATAAATATCGGCAGGTATTTGGTTTCCTAAAGACTCCCAGATGTAAGAAGTCAGTGTTACATCACTCACGCCATCCAATTGCCGGTCAGTTGTGCTGGCAAAACCACGATATGCATCGGTTGTATAACTTGTAGGGCAAGCCTGGGGGGTACCTACGTAAGGTGCACAGAATGAGGCATAATCAGACGTACGCATTTCGGCTTGAATCCATTCCTCCAAAGGCCACGGCCATAACCCACCCTGCTCCGTGTTCCATCCGGTGTCTCCCTTGAAAGTCCCATCAATTCCAAGCTTATTAAGAATGCGTGGCCCAATCTGACTGCCTGAAGTACCTTGCGTCTGTAACTCGTTTGGTGATGTAGTCTCAATTCGCACTGGATATTTAACCCCGTGCTGGTAAGGGTCGGTCGTAATCGAGTTTGATAATGTGTTGCCACCAGTGCCTACCGTATAAGTGTCAATGTAATACCCGGTTGTATTTCCTTTTAGGGGTGCCCCTGCGAGATTTCTGAAAATGGAATTATTGACTAGAACATTGTTATCCCAACTATCTACTCCCACATTACTTTGCAATATCTGACCGCTTTGCGTTGAACTTCTGTAAGTAAAATTACTAAGATTAACATTATACAAACCGAGTCTATTAATATTTCCTCCACCACGAAGGTTAATGCCTCCAGCAACATTCACACCTACAACATCAATGAAGGTGTTACCGGAATCAGCAGTAGTACTAGGCGAAGCTCCCCAACCGACCCCTTGTGCCGAATTAATTACCAAACTTCCACTTATGGTCATTTTGTGCACCCCGCCATCAACAGGTTGTGAAAATGAACCATTAAACTCACCAGGGGCATCCATCCAATAAACAGGCATATTTGAGTCAATGTCTACGGCATTAAGAAAAGAAGTCCCACGGCTATAATAACTTACGAATGTGGCGATGGGATCGCCGCTTACGTCTTCCTTTTTAGCCCAATCGTGACGGGCAATGCACCGGCGGCACACATTGTTTCCATCTCCGTTTGTTTGGAGTTCCCTAGAGTTGTCATAGAACAAATATTTGTATCTTCCCTTTCCAAATGCAACACAATCTTCCAAAAGATTATACTGCCCAGTTATTGAGAATGGGGCCGTATTCCCATCAGAAACACCCTGTGAAGCAACCTGTTTAAAATATAAATTATTCCACCCAGTATAAGTTGATATTCCATCCCACCGGATGCCCCAAAACTTAATATATGTGGGAGGCGTACCGTGGGAATCAGCGTTAAAGACAGCGGCCCCTGAAAAACGCACTTTCAAAGGTTGGTCACAAGAGACCCCATTTTGACAAGGGATATTTTTTGCGCGGATAACGGTAAACCGAGTATCCCCACTACCGATACCACTCCCTGACGGGGGTTTATTAACTGCGGTCGCCGTGTCGTCCCATCCGATTGTATTCAAATGGCTGGTATAGTTACCATCATCAACTGTAAGAGTATCACCACTGCTCATTGCGGCAAATGCAGCAGTAAGGTTGTTATAACAATTCGCATTCGACCAATCTCCGGTAGTTGATTTACCGGTTATCTTGGTGCCAGTAGTTGACATATATACGTCCGAGGCAAACGCACCAGCCGTGCGCAAACAAATAAAAACTATTATAAACACATATAAGTATTTAAAATCCATTAGTTTATCACCCATGCGGATAAATTTCCATCCTCCCTTGTTGCGGCGTTGGGCACCCCGCCTGATAGCGGGTTCTCCGGGGTCGGCCAGGTGATAGCCGTTCGACCTGTAGTCCAAGCCGTTGCCGCCTGATGGTATGTAATCCAGTAGTTAGAACCCATCAGACCCAGACAATATTCAGTATTTTCGACAATGGTCCCAGTACTAAAACTGAATTCGACGACAGATGCGGCCAATGGAGGTAATGCAATATCCGATGTGGCAATTAGCGCGCCATCAGATTTAGCATAGATTGTCATTAACAGCCCGGAGGAATTAGTATTGGCCATTTTTGCATAACCGCGATTTGCTGTGCCGCTAGCACTGGCCGTGAAACAATCATACGGCTCCTCATCCCCCCCCCTACCAACAGCAACAGTATAATTAGCCGCCTCAGCCGTCCCTATAAGTACCGTGCCCCCCGGTTCAGCAGCAATCCCAGTCCCACTCACCGGCACCCGCACAGCCGGAAACTGATCAGAATCCACGTACACCACATTACTGTACGCCGTTGCAGCAACCGGCGTGAATGCAGTTTTGTACGTCATCGGGGCGTCTGTCCCAGACGAGGAATACACCCTGAAGGCTCCAGCGCTACTCATACGCGCCTGGATGCCGGTAATGGTGCCTCTGCCGGTGTTGGAAACCGTAAACAGCTGGTTTCTTGTGGTATTTGTGGTCTGGTTACCAAATACTCCGGATGATGGTGATACGACCATAACAGGGATTTGCGGTTTACAGACTCCGCCGCCGTTCAGATTGTAACTCAAAAAGCCTAGGTAATTGGTAAAATCGGCACGAGCGGTCAAACCGATCGACAAACAGGCTAAGACCAACATAACCGGCAAAACGATTAATAGCTTGTTTCTGATCTTGTCGTAAAATTTCATTTACCTACCTCCTTGCATTTCCCACACTGCTGGCACGGATAATCTTTGTTAATTATTCCACCGGTGGCTTCACAATATTTCTCCATCACCATACCCATTTCTGGGCTGGGCAATCCAGCTCTAGGTTGCATCCGTCACAGCCCCGGCAATAGCAGTTGTATAAGCCGTGGTGAATTAGGTAAGTCTTGAAATCTAGTTCTATTATGCGATCGTTGAGCATACACCGCTACGCCAGCCCATCGCCGCGAAATATCTTCACCGCCAGTGCAAACAGTTCGTTACGATCACGCAGGCCGTTCAACCCTCCGTTAATCCGTTTGGTCAACTTCTCCATGTTGCCAATGTCGGCAAGCTCGTTGCAGCCAAAAGACTGCCAGAACCAGCAAGCAGCGTGTGTCGCACCCTCACATGTAAGCAGATAGCTCCGGACGCTATCGAGAGACATGCCGGCGTGTCTGGCAAACGCATCGAGGTTGTCATGCCCGGTCAGTTGTATCAGCCCGTGGCCCCGGTTTCTCCACCCGTCGCCGCTGGCTTCGTTACCGTTGCCCAGTCTGTTGGCATACACCCGGTTTGCTATCTTCTCCGGCTGTCGAGCGTATTTATTGGCGGTATCGGTATCAAAACGCTTTGGCCATGTGGAAATTAAACCGGTGGCCGAGTAATTCATGTTCTCAATCAGGCGGGTGAATCCTTGGCTTTCGTGCCCACACTGCGCCAGAAACGCCGTCACACGGTTAAATGTGTCAATGCCGTAATCAGGCATGAACCGGTTTAATGCTGCGGTCCATGCGCCCGGATTTATCGCGTTCTTAAACAGCTTTTGAAAGCTCTCTTGATGAATCTGCATCGGTGTTTTCCTCCTTCAGCACCAGAACAACAAAATTATTTAACGATATAGGCTCTAGGTACGCCGGAGTAGATCATAATAAAGTTTGTGAGGTCGTTGCCTACGTACATTTTGGTGTCCTGGTCGGTCTGTATTTCAATGGCAATTGTACCTGCGGTAAAGGTGTGTGTAACGGAGGCCTTAGTCATAAAATGGTTGATGGGTGTAGGAATAGGGAGCCCTTGAATAGGGGTGTTACCGTCCCTACCCAGTGCGTTATAAACAACTCCTAGCCGAAGATTGGCCATTGTTGTTCTGGCAGAGGATGTTTGGGAAAATGTTATACTTGCAGGGTTAAAAGCAAAAGAATCCGAGGCCATAAAAACTAAGACTACTGCTATTAAACATAAAATTTTATTCATAGTTTTACTCTCCTTGATTTGTGGTTGTTGCGGGTGTCATGTTTCCCAGGGCCGGGCCTTCAGCGTCGATCAATTCTTTATCAGCAGCAATATCAAAATCTGCCGCCAATTTGTCACGGCGCTTGAGTTCTCCGAGGTAAGCTTCTCTTGAAAGGTCTCCAAATTGCCGAGCCTTGGTCAGTTCTTGCAAGGTCGCCGCGTCATCAGGATTGAGGCTAAAGTCCGCATTAACTGATACTTTACCACATTGCTCGGGAGCAATGCCCAACCACGCGCCCGTGCAAACCAGCAGAGCTTCAACCGAGTCCTCCAAGCCTTGCGCAATGTCCTGTAGGCTATAGTTGGCCTCGGCTGTGTCTATGGCTTTGGCTGTGGCTGTTGTGTTCCCGGAGCGTTGCACCAGCGGCTCCATAGCCATGGCTGTCATCTGATCTTCTAGTTTCTTAATATCATCTTCACCAGACTTAATAGCGTTGCCTGTGTGCTCAACGTAGGCAAGCGTTGCGCCGGTAGGCTGTGAGATACAGCGGTTAGGCCCAATCTCCTGTTCAGCTCCAGTCTGAGTCTCCTGCTCCCATCCGGTGGCGAATAGTATGGGGACACGAGCAACATGCAGAATATGCCGTTGGTCGCTGGAGGATTGCCAGTGAGCAACATTCAGGTGGGCAAGGTCTTCGAGTAGCGGCTTATCAATAACAAATGGCGCTGTTTGCTTGGCAGCATAAATTGTTACGAACGGGATGAAGTCCAGGGCGGTTGTGCCTTCGTCGTGGATGAGCCAGACTTTTTCCTGGTTCTTAGAGGTATTGGATTCACGATAGATCACCCACTTACCGGAATATAAGACGCGGTACTGTTCAACCTCTTTCTCACCCCACTCGCCGTCTGGCTCAGTGACACATTCCTTCAGCACCAGGCGGGAGAGTTTTCCTTGGGTGTCATATCGCCAAGAGACTACGTCTTCCAGCTTGTAGTGTAACCATTTTGGCACTAGGTTTTGGGTTTTGGCTTGTTCAACCGTTAATTGAAGTTCGTTGCCTTGTTCATCCTTTGGTAACGCCCCCATGTCCACTAAAACATGTGTCACTCCAACAGCCAGGGCGTCAATAGTAATATGCGAAAGGAAGCGGTTGAAATCTCGCCCGGAGCCATTATCACCATCTACATCTTCAAGGATTTCTTTCAGTGGTTCTGGAACGTTTTCTTGGAGGGTGATTAGCTTGCTGAAGATTTTTCCTGTGAGGGCTGAAACAGCACGTCCGAAGGCGTTGTAGAGAACTGTTCTTTTCAGGCGGTTGTTCCACTGGGTGGTGGTCTCTTTAGGCTCTTGGGGGAGGTATTCCGTCCCCGCAGCTCTCATAGCGGCAGTGCCACCGAGCAGAGTGCGGGGGAGTTTTGCTTTTTGAATCATTGCAGATTGCGCAGATGCAATGGTTGTAACGTCTGGGGCTTTTTGCTGTGACATGTTTGGACGCTCTCCTTACTGGTGTGAGGGCATCCGCCCTTGCGTAACCGTTACAAAAATATTATATACTTATTTTTGGAAGAAATAAACAAATTATAATTCCAGCTCCCTTGTTGGTATCAACGGCCTCTTGATCGGAAATTCATAATCAATAAAATAACCAACTGCGGTGGTGATATGCTGGAAGTCTGTTTCAGTTTCCATGAAAGAAGAGCCTTCTTTAAGTTGGACTGTGGAAAGCCCTTTGTGCGTATAGGACGCATTTTGAGGATGAACAAAAAGTGACGGAGTGCCAGCAGCATTCATGATCTTTGCCCGGACAGCGTTTTGCCTATCCTTGATTGCAGGTGCGGCTCGTTTCACCTTACGCTGATATTTCCATCCAGCACTCCTGAGTACAGACTCCATGTCCACATAGTCAGAAGCATGGCCATGCTTCTCCCCAGCTTGACCAGCCGGGTCACCGTATATGAGCACGTTCTTATTCTTGTGGTCTTTGTATCGTTCCACAAATTCAATGGCACTTTGGCGAGCGACCGCGGATGTTAGAATTATCTCCTCGAGACAAAACACATTATCGCCGCGCCTAACACCAATGCCGCTGGACATAGGCGTAAAGTTGAAGTCGTGATACCAAAGGAGCTGTTCATGCGGCTGGATTGTTTCATCTGTGTAGTTTAATTTGCTGTAATCTTCGTAAATCCGACCAGAGGCAGTCTCGAAGGATGCTTCAAACTCCTGTTTATACTGTTTCAGGCTCATGGCCTGTTTAGCAGCTGCAATCACATCAGGTGGAAGGATCTCAGCGCTCTTCCAGTGAAACACCTTGAAGTCACTGTTCTTGTTTGTCTCAGCCTGTTGGCATAGATCGTAGTAGTGGTTGAGGCCATCAGGAACACCCAGCAACCAGGCCCATGCGCGATAGTCAGGACGCAATGGATTGAAGGTATTTAGTGCCGGATAGATGTTATTCTCCCATGCGCCTTGCTTCAGGTCGGCAAACTCGTCAATACCACCGCCGTCCCATGGCACGCCTTCAAAGCGTTCCGGTTTGTCAAGCCCTAAGACGTGTATCTCTGCGCCGTTGGGTAGATATATGATCAGGTTGGATTCGCTGGGAGTTTGCGGGAGTGATGTTGACAGACAAAAATCTTTCAGATCTTTCCAGAAGATCTTTTTAGCCTGGTTATAGGTTGGGGCTGCAGCAAAATACATGCCCGGTTTACTAACAGCGGCTTTAACTAGGAAGCGTTTGAAGCGCTCTGTTTTCCCTGAGCGTCTGCCAGCGGGGACAAGTGGGAAACGTATGCCGCTGGGTACTGCTGCGACAAGCTCCAATTGAACAGGGTGGGGGATGAGTGGATACCATCTGGCCAGCTGGCGTTCGGTGGCTATTTTACCTGGGAGGGAGAGTGCCATCAGCTGGGAAGACGGTCGATGAGTTTGTTGAAGGCGGCCGCGTAGGATTCGTCGCCTTCGTCATCTTTGTTATTGCTCCACATGCTGTGGTACTTGCCCAACATGTCAAGGGCCTTGGTCTTGTCGTATAGCTCAATCTCAAAGCGTTCTCCGTCGCGAGTGATTACCTTGGCGATCTTCTTTATGGCCGGGGTGAGTTCTTTGGGAATGTCAGCAAGACTGAAGACTGTGAATCGTGAGCCATCCCAATCAACAAAATGGCTCATGTCACTGAAAGCAAGGCAGGCGAGCTCAGTGAAGACTCTGTCAACTGTGGCGTTGGCAGCGATCGCTCGCTGCTTGATGTATGCATCAACAGCAGCCTTTATATCTGGGCGCTGTAGCATGTTACAGGCTATCTGTCCGGCATTGGGCTTGGCATAACCTGCGCGGATAGCTGCCTTGCTACCACAAAGGTCAACTAGGTATTCACGCACAAACATCTGGTGGTCCGGATTAGGGATCAACTGGATGAGTACATCAACCTCGCCGAGGTCAGGGATGCTTCTACCTCGTTTTGCCATAATCCAAAGGCTCCGTGTTCCTGGGTCTGGCTAATTGGCGCTTGAGTGCTGTAGCAGCGACACCTGCTCCGATCTTGCGCTTTTGCTCCTCGGACTTTGGTTTGCCCTTCATGCGAAGGGACATACGAGCAGCGTTTCCGGTTCTTCCATCAGGTGTAACTGTGTAAGGTCTTTTGGCTAAAGTATTCATACTATTAATATTAAACTGTATTTTATAAAAAGTAAACACCATTTTTATCCGATGAACAATCAACCACTTAGCTAATAGACTTAATCACTTTTTCCTTAGTATATAGGAAAAATAAACGTTGCTTGTTTGTATAAGTAACCCTCGATTAAATTTGCCTACCAGGCTAGAGTTATATAAGTTATTGTTTTAGTTACATAAAATATTCTGCTATTTTATCATATTTATCATAAGTTGTTGAAATATATAACAATAAATATGATAATACGATAATACACTATAAACTAAAACAAGTTTATTATACAAACAACCAACGTTTATTTTTCCCTTATACTATATAAAAACCGTTTAAGTCTATCCCATAAATACTTGTTTTACAACACAACACGACTATATCACCAGCTAACTAATTATTTTATATAACTTCACCCCAGAAAAAGTTATAATAAAACAAAAACAAAGGAGAAAGCATGTCATTA